ATCAGCAGGTTTTGGTTGCACTACCCCTGCATCTACTGCACCGGCAGTAGCTTCAGGCTCTTTTTGCTGCTCAATTCTCAGATTGGTTTCTTGAGTACTTGTGATAATCACTTTTTTCAAAGTCATTGTGACAATCAAAGCATTCTCAGTATCAAGGTCTGTTGTTACCTTTAACGACTTAATCAACATATCTGTATAGAGTCGCTTACCTGTCATGATCACCAATCTAACGGCGTTCCGCTGTAGTACTCGTAATGCTTCATAGATCGCAATTAGCGAAGGAGAGCCTGCAATAAAACTATTACCGAGCAAATTATTTAGCTTTCCTGCACTTTCTGACCAACCCAATTTAATCGTCACTTCTGGTGGAGTCATATAGGCATGATCAGAAATGGGGGAACCTGTTTCGACTGGATGCTCGGTAATATTCAGTTCATCACTATGCTGCTCCTCGATCGTGACATCTGCAAATAGACCCATGATTGTTCGTTTCTTAGCAAACAGAAGTGAACCTACAGTTTCGATCCCGCTGTTATATTGTGCCGCTTGGCTTAGTGCGGATTGCACTATTGCTGGTAATGCCATACTTTTCTCCAAGCAATAAAAAACCACTCAAGAGAGTGGCTTTAAGGATTCAATTAAAAATATCGTATTTAAACATCAATGAAATCTTCTTTGAGAATTTTATCTTTTGGTAGATACATAGGGTTGTGCCAACCCAGTTCTAGTAAAACAATTTTCTTACCCACTCTTCTGAGATGTAGCACCCATTCAGATGTTTTGAATTTCCCATGTGCGGGAGTTTCCCAACGTGGATCACCAATATGAACATGCCAAAGATTGTATTTATTTGCTTTCTTGATTAAATCATCTCTATTTTCATAATTCTCAGGAACTCTATTGGATTGGGCAACTTTTCCTATCCAGTCCTTAAATCCATTAGCTTCATAATGGTCAATAAAATCATCAATCAAATCCAGTGTATTTTCTGAATATGATTCTGCATAATATTTATTAAAGGTTAAGCCAAAAGCAATACTGTATTGTTCTACTTGTTGATTAGATTTCTCTTCGCCCATTCTCGTCTTTGCTCGCGGGTTAAACCTCGTGGCATTGTAAACGATTCTTCCTTAGCTAATCTAGCTAAGTTATCTATATCAAAGTACTTTTCTTGATTAACAGTTCTAGTGTTAATTTGATGAGCAACTTCTTGCCAAAAGCGTACAACAGTATTGCCACTATAATAGTAAGCAAGGCGAATTGAATCTTTTTTGATAATACGGAATTGAAAAGTTCTTTTTTTTGGCTCAACAAAAGCTTGATACGTGTTGCCCGTATCTTTAAAGCAAGTAGCTCTATCCATTGTTCTTGCTCGGACGGATTTCATAACACCAACCCAATTTATATCGTACCATATACTCCATCATACCACTTTTATGCTTTTACGCATAAATTTGTGTATATTTTATGCGTGAACCTGTTAAGGAAATTTAAAATGAAAAAACTACTATAAAAAACCCACTCAAATCGAGTGGGTTATTAAGTTAGTTAAACTTTATGTTTTACCAAGATGGCGCATTAAACCATTTTGGGTTAACCCCAAAAATAGTCCCACTATGAAAATTGATTTGTTTCAAATCTGGGCTTACCAATGGCACACCCTTCCTTGTTTTGAAATCCAATTCAATACTAACCTTGCGTGCAAGCTTATTTGAGTCAAGAACGTATTTTGAGTAATACATCATGTCGCTTTTGTTGATCAGCATGAGAGCTTTCCAAACATCTTGCATCATAAAGTTTTGACTTAATACAGATTCTGTAAATTCTCGAATAAGCTCATACATATCTTTATCAAACAATGAACCTTGTTTACCTGCACTACTATACAAAGCAATTAGATGATGTACATATTCAACCGCAATAGGAATAGCATCAAATGCAATCTCATCAATATGCTGAACATTAAATCGCTGATGAACCAGTTTATATGCGTCGCTGTAATTTAGATGCTTTGTTTTAGCAACCAATAAATTTACAGCGTTGGTAAGAGGCTCTCGTTCAGATTTATGAGTCTTGACTATTGGCTTACCAACCTCTTTATCCAAAATATCAAGCACCCACTTACGAAATTCTTTAGCAACAGATGTACGAGCAAGCATTGCTATAAGATGACAGCCACGTAATGAAAAAATACGGACTTTTGATACTAAATTCGAGACCCCCAAATTGAGGTTCTCGGAAATATCAATAATTTGCGTCATTTTTTCAGTAAATTCATCAGAATTACGTGTATAGATTTGAGTAACCTTGTCTGAACGAGAATAACCTAATGCTGAAGCTAATTCGCTAGATGACAACCAAATTTGATTGTCGTGCTGTACTGGTGAAAAATTTACATCGTTAAAACTTAATGTTAAAGTAGACATGTTGTCTTTCCTTGTAGATAGCGACATCAATCAAGCCCGCCGCCTGCAAGTGTTGGGCTTTTTTGTTGTCTATTGATTTCATGCTTTCGCACTCTCTATTTCTGCTTTCATTTGTTTGACGGCATGGTTAATTAAAAAATTTACTGGTCTCTCATATACTTCTCCTTGTTTTTTTAACCAATCCAATAATTCTGTTTCAATTCGCAGGTTGTACTGAACTTTAGTTCGTTGACTGCCACTCTTTATCGGTTTTGTTGGAAGTTCCATATTTGCCTCTAGTACCTCTTTGGTTTATAAATAATGTACCTCTCTGCGACCATTGTCAAGCACCTCTATGGTTCATTATTATGAGTATGCTATTTTTGCGGTATATAAATTTTATGAGTGAAAATCAAAGAGACCCTCAATACAAATTAAGATGGTCTGAAGATCTGCGAGATAAAGTTTCCCAGTCTGCCAAAGAACACAACCGTTCAATGAATGCTGAAATATGCCTACGCCTAGAACAAAGTTTTGAAACCACCCAATCACAAGAAAGTGAAATTGATGAACTAAGGAAAGAAATTAAGAATATGAATATGACTATTCATACTCTTGCCGAGGCACTTGTTAACAAGGGGGAATAAATGAGCGATCCTAGACCAAGGTGTCCATATTGCAATAGCAAGCAAACTCGCTATACACCAAGCAAATCAGGATTCTTCACATCAAAATACACATGTAAAGGTTGTGGAAATAATTTTGAAATAGAAAACTTTAGCTCAGATGAGACTAAATCAAAAGGTAGTTGCCTAGGCTCTATCTTAAAATTATCTCTCTTTGTAATTACTGTTGTTGTCGGAATATCAATTTTTATAGCAATTGATAAAAGCAAGTCCAACAAGGAACAACCTAAGATCGTCACAAATACAAAAGCAGATCAATCTCATATTCAAGATGTTGAGGAAGCTGTTGAGGCTGAGCGATCAGAACATGCAGCCCATGATTACATCCCAACAGAGAAAGACTACAAGGATTTTGAACAAAAACAAAAAGTCCAAAAATCTGATAACCTAACTACAGTTGAAACAATTAGAGAATCTCAATAATGAAAAAACTACTATTGCTTTTATGCTGCACACTTAGTGCTGGGGTTTATGCTGCTGGGGATTGTGAAGCAAATTCAAAAAATCCAAGTGATGTGGCGACATGCTTTCAAAAACAGTCACTAAAAGAAGTCAACCAAAAATATAGTCAGTTGCTTTCTAAAACTAAAAAAGAAATGCCATCAGATAAATTTGCCGTAACTTCATTAATAAATTCGCAAAAAGCATGGTTAAAATATCGAGATAGTTATTGCGAAACATACAGTACCTATCATCAAGAGATAAATAACCATGCTAATTGCATCGTAGATTTAAATAACAAAAGAGCATTACAACTACAGAACGACATTGAATCGTTTTAATCAAAAATACCTCTTGCATTCCTACCCATTTGAAGATTAACGGCATTTTGTTCCTGTTGAATGGTTTTAGCTGCTTTGATAGGATCAGAAACCCCTGAAATATGAATGTCGGTTTTTTGATGCAGTTCAACCTTTTTGTTAGAAGGGTTCGAAGCAGCATTGGCTGGAACTAAATGATTATTCTTTTCAGGAATGCTCGCATTTTGAGCCATTCTTGCCAATCCTTCCTTATTTATCGGGGTTTGAGAAGCAACATCATTTTTAACTGTTTCATTTGCAGTTTTATAGTGCTTCATATAGATACTAGCTTGCCTTTTTACAAATTGTTCTGGTGTTTCTCCCCGCCTCATCCCATTGTCTTTCATGGCTTGCAAACCTTTTTTGCTTGCCCCTTTTCCTGACAATGCTCTTGCAAAAGTTTCTGCACCAATATTATGGGCAAGATATAAATTCTCACCTGTAGCAGCCAATCCATATTTTTTGAGAATTGCTGCATTTTGTTTTGCTAGCAAGCCGGTAGCCAAAGTATTAGTTCTTTTATCCCATCTTGGATCATTGGATTTTCTAAAATTATTTTTATTAATTTTAGTCATTCCAATTTCATCACCCTCATTGGTTCCAACCAAACCATTCCATGTACTCTGGGTAAATTGACCTGTACCAATTGCCCCTGTAGGAGACATTTTTCCAGTCCAACCAGCCTCCATTTTAACAAAGCCTCTTAGTACATCTTCTGGAATACCATATTTATTGGATGCTTCTTTAATATACCCATCAACATCCTTGCCAAAACTAAACGCATACCTACCACCCGCATTAGCCCGTACCTTTTCATTAACATCACGATTAATGCCATTTGCAGTATCAATCACAGCCTTACTTGCCGCTGTACCTGCCTTAGCAACTGATTCAATAACATTGCGTGAAGTCCATTCAACCACTTTGTCATAAGAACCTTTACCAAACTCAATCCAACTTTGAGCCAAATTGCGTAACCGTTCAGATAGGTCTTTGATTGATTCGATAGCACTATCCAAACCATTAGACCACTTACTCCAATCAATTAAGGATTCCCCTCCATTCTTCCATGTTTGGAAGTCATCCCAAAGCAAGGCAATGGCAGCAGCCAACGCAAGAATAATACCAATGGGCGAAGCAAGCCACACAACACGTAACGCCCTAAAAACATTCAACACACCTTTAAGCAATGGCAAGAGTTTTACAAAATTACCAACAGCAGTAAATAAACCAGCGAACACCACTGTTAATAATGCAATCTTTAACCCTGTGGCCAAGAATGATTTGAGCTGTGGATCTAATTTGCTAAACCAGTGAATGACAAACTGAATAAGCTGATTTAATAGTCTTAAAACAGGAATCAAAGCTTTACCTGCGGTCATCAAAATGACTTCCATTAAAGCTTTGAGTGTCATCATCATGTCACGCCATTGGTATGAGAACTCCTGACCTGACTTCGCCAAATCATCACTCAGCCCCATGTCTTTGCGTAACTTCTGATACTTCTCCATTTCAGAAGTAAATTTACCATCGCGCATAGCTTGTAGTGTGGTTTCATCAATTCCCAAAGCACCTGCATAAGCATTAGCTTTGTAATACTCCATGCCTTGCAACGTTTTAGATAAATCTTTCATGACTTCAACACGGTCACGCATTTGTCCATTTTGATCTCGGGTATTTACACCCAATCCTTTGAGCATTCCCTCATAACCAGGTGATTCACGTAATTTACGTGCTACGCTCTCAAGGGATGAAATTGCGCCCTCTGCATTGCCACCCATCTGCGAAATAGCATCACCATAAGCTCGAATATTCTCAGCAGATGCACCAATTCTTTTTGATGAGTAATACAGTTTTTCAAGCTCATTCGCAGTTTTTGCAACAGCAATGACCGCTGTACTAGCTAAAGCGATCAATGCACTACTTAATAATTTTGCGCCTTTCTCATTGCGCTTCATCGCATCTTCTGACTTTTTAGACCCTGTTTCATCGGTTTTAAAAGTTAAGGCAACTAAAAAGTCCCGAATAACTGTACTACTCATACATGCTACCTACTTAATAACTTCAATCAATTTCGCTGCTGCTTCAATTACTTTTGCTAAAGGAAACAAAGCTGCGACTAATAAAATGCAGTAACAAAAATTACGAACTGTTTTATGGGTTTGAATAAGCTCTAAAGCTTTCACTATCCAATCTCCAATGTTAAAATCCATCTATATTCTTATCCTCAAGTCTCGTTTGTGGATGGGATTCAAAGAAGCTCAAGACGCCACATCTTGAGCTTTTTGCTTTTTTAACAGCTGATTTTTGAAGAGGTCATGGTTTTTCAAAGAATCGCCTGTTTTATTTGTTACTTAAATGTAAAAAGCCCATAGCAGAACTATGAGCTTTCCAATTTCTAATTTCTATTTGCGAAAGTCCGAATACGCTCTATTCGGACTTTTACTTTTCACTCGCCAAACGTTCGTTATCAGCAATCACATTTAAAGCATCATTCATCAATGCAATATCCGCTAGATCAAGTGTGCCGTCTTTCAACGATTCAAAACAGCACATACCTTTGACAACAGGACGAAGTAGCCAATCTTCTTGGTCAGGCAAGCTACGCCAATTTATTGAGCTTCCGTCGCTTTGGTCTGGCTCGTATGCAGACCTGCCATAAAATTTCCCAAGCTGCTCCGTAAAACAGCAATTACAAGCGGAAGAATTTCCGACATTTCCATATCATCAAATGCAGGTGATTTGCCGCGCCACACTGCCGCAAAACCATCATTAGTTTTACGGCGAACGACCGACATGCATTTACTTAATACATATTCTGTGTGCTCATCTGTCATTTCCGCTAATGCTTCTGCGAAAGGTTGGAATGAGGGTGCAAGTGTCTTGAGCATTTCAATATCCAAAGGCTCACCTTCATCCAAATCAGTCAAGCCAGCATCAACCAATTGGACCAACAATGGTGCAATTGTCGGAATAATCGGAGCAATACGGCGAGACACATGTAATTGATCGAGCGCATTAAGCTTGCCAATTTGGTATTTGTATTCGCCAATTTCAATTAAGTCATTATTCACTGTAAGCACCCTGTTTAATTTCTAGTTTGATTGAATCAAATACCCATTCCACAGTATCGCCATCTTTAGCGTATTTAAGATCAGGGCGTTTCTTGAAAGCACATTTTGCTGCTGTGCCGTTGTCACCACTGCCCGCATGATTAAATGTGATGGTGTTTTTACCCCATTTCTTCGTATTGCCTTTCTGCAGATCATACAAATCTGAAAGCTTGGCATTTGCAGGAGATGTTTTAAGTAGACGGATTGTGACTTGACCAGAATTATCACAATGAAGCGCGTGCATGCCCTCACCATCTGCACCTATGGTCATTGTGTTTTTGTCATTGGCCATAGCAAAACCAATACCTTCATCGGCAATTGCTGCGCCATAGCCCAAATCTATCGTTGCATCAGCGCTGGTTAATGTAGCTGTCACATCTAAAAAGCTATAAGTTGACATTCATTGTTCTCCTTATCGATTTACATTAACGAGTACATCAACAGAGTGGATTGCACCTGCAAGTTTTACAGCAACTTGGATTGGCGTTGCCTTGCGTGCTTCACGATCTGCCTGTGATTGCCCATCAATTGGGTTTGAGTAGACGTAATAGCCTTTTGTTAGGGTATCGCCTGTTTTTAATGTGCCAAAGGTATCTCCATTCCATACACCTGGCGCAACCAACCCATTAGTAACGGCTTGCTCTAATGCATGTTCTAAAACAGCACAGTGGCGGTTCATGCCCGCTTCTGTTTGAGGAATCTTTGTTGGGCTAGTGTAATGCGCATTCCAGAGAGCTGTTTGCAAGTAATTTTGCAACCAATCCAAGCCGTGACGTTCATCAATGAATGTGCCACTACACATCACACCTTCTTGGATGATTGCGGTGTCATTGTTGTACTCAGCAAAGACATTACAGTTTTTATTTTTAAGCGTAAGCGCTTCACTGGTACGTAAATATTCCGCTGCGATTGTAGGTTCTTGTTTGAACTTGAGCGTAATGGTTGTGTTGTTACCCAAGAAGTTCACGGCAAACGTTCGAGCTAACAATGAGACTGCGGCATAAGGTGAATTAGAAGAATACTGAATTAAGGTACGTTCAAATTTCTGTTTTTTCAGCTTATACGCAATATCTGTGGGCTCAGCATCTCCAATTGTAGGGGCTTTCACCGCGATATCCTGAGAGGTAAAGCCTACAATACGATATGGTGAAGATGCTTCGATAAACTCTGCAACCGAAATAATATCGTTATCTGTTGCGATTGGGGCTGCAACAGTCAGCCCATACCATGCATTAGATGCATCAGCACAAGCTTGAACCGCTTCTAATAATGTTTCTGGTGGAGCTTCTTCAACCCCTGCTTGCACCCAACGTCCGATGTATACAGTAGTTGGTCTCGGATTCTGAGCAAAGAACTTAATTGCTGCACTATATTCAGGATCATTAATTCCAAAATCTTCAGCAATCTCTGAAATACTTGAATACGGACGTATACGCTCTCCAGCTGTAATAACAGGGGTTGAGCCTAAAATTAATAATGAGCCAAAGCTACGAGTTTGGGCTGCAATGGGTGTTAATGAAACTTGTACATTAACAACCAGGTCCACAGGTAATGCTGCGGTCATACGATCTCCTAGCCCATATTAATATCGGGCGGTGTGAGTAGATTTAAAATTGGGTAGTGAATTGATTTTTTACGGCGCAATGTGAACTCAAAATCGTATCGGCGTAACCATTGTTGATTGATTAGCTCAGGCACATTACGAATAGGTTGAGAGCGAACAAAAGTCATTCCAAATGATTTGAGTTGATTGTTGTTTTGAGGAATTGCTAGACCTGATTTGAACAACTTGGCTTTAGCTTCAGCTTGTGGGCCATAAAAGGAGACCAAAACATCAAAGGTTTCGTGGTTAATCGAATTCCCATCATCATCAAAATATGGTGAGTCTGGATCTTCACTACTTACCACCCCGATCGATGCCCATGTAATATTTGGCTCAGGTAATTTTGGCGTTTCTTCTTGCCATCGTGGACGCACCAAGGATGGAATTAGACCCGTTATATTCACAACATGGTCTTGCAATATGTCCTCTAAATCATCATCACTAGGCACAGCTTCGCCATCAGATGACAGATAGCCACCTGTTGCACTTGTATTAGACATTTAAGAACCTGCGAATGGCTTAAGAATACAAACCGCTTGAATAAAGCCCTTTCCAAAATGTGAATAATCGTCAACGCTGTTCACAAAATAATGTTTCCCACGCCAACAAATCTCATCTGAATCTCGGTTTTCTTTACCTGCAACAAGATTAAAACGAGTCACAATATTGATAGCACCTGAAACTATTGAGCCGTCTGGGCGACGATCGATATTAGTTCCGTCGTTTGAAGTGACTACACCTGAAAACTTAGTCTTACATTCCTTATTTTCAGCTCGCCCCTTATCGTTAATAACTTGAGTCTTACGAATACAGATAATGCTCTTATCCATAAACCGCGGATCTCTTAAAACACGAGTAACATCCAATCTAGCCATCGTCACCTCGCTTGCGAATTACATAAGTAATGCTCTTCCGCATCTCGCCTGTATCAATCAAAGGTTTAACAAGCCCATCTTGTGGAGGGCCTTGCTCAATTTGCTTAAGATATTGCTTAGCACCTTTCCGACCACGGCGAGCACGCGCTCTGATCGTTGCTATAGATAATGGAGCTAAACCTCCTTCCACAAAATAAAGCCTTACTGCATTTTGTGCGGTCATCCCAGCAGCGTTGTAATGTTTCATCACACCTTCAGCATTACCATCCAATGCAGCATCTACAGCTTTGCAAAGTCGATCCGCAATTTTTTCTTGCACAGAGGCAACACCAGGAATCAAGGTAGGTCTTGCAGGAATGTTTTGTGCAGGGGATCCATGTTCATGCAAATAATAAAGCTGTGCATTGGTCATACCATCAGCATCCGTACGATTTTCACCATGCGGAATACCAACCAAAACCTCTTTATCCATCAGCTCTTGTATTGCCTCAAAGATGCCTGTTAAACCCTCACCTGTCATGGTGACGCTCATAGTTGAACACCTCCCATTCCAACCATACGGATTAATTGATAAAACTGGATACCATAGGTCGTCATGTTCCAATGCCCTGCATCATCTAAAGTAATTTTAGATACATCAAATGAAACAGAGACCTTATCTACAGATTTTGATGTTTCTACGCCCTGAACTTGTCCTGCATATGCGGCATCACTACCATTGCTGGTAGCCTCTACTTCACGGGCATACAGTACGAGATAATGAGCAACAAAAAGCATTTGACCTTCATCATACAAATCAGCCCAACGGTTTTCGTTCATCATTTTTTTTGAAAAGTTCAACCAAAAATTAAACTGCGCCGTTGGATAGACATCTTTATCTGAAAACACAGGAAAAGCTTGTCTAAAATCTGATTCGTTGATCATGGGTTAGGTTTCCTTTGGTTGCTCTTTTGCTTTCGCTGCTTCTTTTGGTTTTGTGTCTGTTGCTGCTTGTTGAGCTTTGGTCAATTGGATATTTAGATCAGCGATTGTCTTATCACGACCTGCCAAATCTTCGGTAAGCTTGTCAATTGTTGCAGTGGCTTTATCCGATTGCTCTTGTAATGCTTTCAGGTCACCTTGCAATTGCTCAACCTGCTTTTGTAGTTCACCGTTTTCAACATCTTCTTGGGTGAGCTCTTGGCAATGAGCTTTTACAAACCAGTTATCAGCAACCTCTTGATCTACAAATTGCAGACCAGGATTAAGTTTTTCCGTAATTGCACGACCATGTTCATCAGTACCAAGATTTACAGTCAATGGACGAGAAAGGAGAATTTGTACTTGCTTAGTCATGTTGTTCTCCTTACAGACCATCAGCATAGAATGCTGTTTCAGGGTAAACCCATTCAACTGCACCTAAACGGCCGTAATATGTAGTTAATTGACGTAAATCGCGGTATTCCACTGGTGTGCGCTGTAATGGGACCATCGGGAAACGAACACGGTTTTCTTTTTGCTCATAACACATCATGCGGTCAGTACCTGCAGTACCGCGACCAACCAACCATTTGGATGGTTGAATATCCAAAGGCTTACCATTCTTTGCCATCGCAATACAGTTCACTTTGATATATTCCAAAATTGAAATATTACCCGCATCTGAAACTTTACGAGTAACGATCAAACCGAATTGCTCAGGCGGTAATAGCAATTTAGATGGACAAACAGCAAACCCTGATGCATGCCATGAGTTATATAAAATGGTGTTTACATCTGCCAAAATCTCATCTGCAGTAGCAAGAACCCATTCTTTATTAACATTGGTAACGCCTACCTTGTCAGAGTTAAGTAAGCCTTTAACGCCTACGATATCGTCACCAATATAGATCTGCTCATCCGTGTCCATATTGTGCTTAAGAATTAAGCCGCTATGTTTCAATGCATCCACAGGACGCCCGACTTGGCGAGCTGATTCCAACTCGGGAAGTGTCCAACCGATCTGATTGGCCCACAAGGTTAATGGTTGAGCGGTTTTGCCGATATCCAATGCAATCCCCTGGATTGCATCAGCATTCTTACCTACCCAAGACTTACCTTGAGGAGATGCGCCACCAGCTGCAGCAAAGGTTGCATTTGAGAAACTCGAGATTTCATCAGCAATGGATACATCAGAACGTAGATCGATATCGCGGGACCAAGTGACATCAGCCAAAGGCTCATGCATGGTTTGATCTAGGCGTTCTAATTCACCAACTAGAAACGCACCAGTGCTATCCACCGTCTGAGCATCAAACGTCATCATGTGGTCACGTGTACGCGCACGCACAGGGTTTGCAGTACCCATGGCCACAGCTTGGGCGAGAGTAGTTGCAATTAATAACTTACTCATATTGTCTTTTCTCCATGCACAAAAAAACCACCTTATTGGTGGCCGTGCGAATCAAATTTGTTTTAGATGTTGAATGAAATTTCTACATTGCCCTGTGCATCAGCATCATGCATAAAAAATGCACTAGGCAATGCGATGCTGTTGGCACCATCTGCTGCAGCTTCAATGCCGCCGACTGGTTTGGCTTCTGTACCTGCGGTTACTCGCACATAAACAGTTCCTGCTTTTTTAGCATTGCCCGCATTACATTTCACGGTCATATAACCACGGCGCAACACATCTTGAATGCCGTTAGGCTGAGGTACTGCTTTACCCAATTCATTTTGTGCTGATTGAGTCGGGTAGGCTCGAACAAACAGACCATAAATTACTGCCGCCGTGTCAGCTGCAGCTAGTGGTATAAATTTCCCTGTTGTTCCATCAATCTTACCGAAAAGACCAAATGCAGCGAATTGCGCACCCACAGGATGTGATTCAATGGTTGATTGGCTTTTGCGAGAGACATCGCCAGGGATACCACTCGGCATGCGATATAAAAATGCGTTAGACATATTTCCTATCCTTATTTATTCCAGAATTCACGGTTTTTTGCATTAATTTCGGCGGGTGTTGGTGCGGATCGACCGAAATCACTAGTTCTAATTCCAGAACGAACCCCACGGGTATTGTTCTGCTGTTTGATCAACTCGGATGCCCCTGCAAAAGCAGCATCGATTGTGTGGATGGGTAACTTATCAAAATCAGGGTCTACTCCAACAAACGGCGCGATTGCCTTCTGTCCATCTTGTGTGGCGTATGAAGCTTTAAGTACCTGACGTTTTACACTTAGAATAACTTTGCCATTATTGGCACTGTCCAGTGTTGGCATGCGATAACCAGGCGAAAGAATTTCAGCACGAGAGATAACTTCTTTTAATGAATCACCTGTGTAGCTTTGCACACCTTTATCAGATAGCTTTTCAGATTTTTCTGGATCGGTCAGATCACCATCATCCTTTGTTTTATCATCATCAGGTTCATCATCGTCCTCGGTTTTCTTTTCAGGATCGTCCGAATCTTTAGTTTTTTTCTTTTCGATAGCACTCATGCGCTTGTCCATGGTTCTCATGAAATTACGCATTTCAGCCTGAAAAGCCGCATCACCTGTTTTCGTTTTGTCGTTATCAGGCTCGTCATCATCTTTCGTTTTGTCATCGTCATCATCTGAATCAGAAGTCTTTTCAGCTGCTTCGATGGCTTGGTCAACGGTACGCTTAATACCTAGTAATTCTTTATACCAAGGCTCTTTTTTTGTCTTAGTAGACATAAAACTATCTCCTATAGAGCAGCGAGAACCGCATCGCCCTTTATCAACTAATGCAATATGGTTCACCCGAATATTGCTCTGTAACCCTTTGCCTTTGCTGGTCTCTGTATAATCAGCATCATAGCCTAGGGAGATTTCTACTTTTCCATCGATAACCTTTTGGATTGTGTCCTTATCCGTAACCAAAAGATCAGCCATAAGGAAATCAGAATCGACTCCATCACCACGTCGAACATCTTTTCCCATGCCTTTGGAAAGATCTTTCCAGTTGTCTGGCGATACCCAATCATCAGGATGATCATCTGTGATTGGCTTACTTTCCGCACTTGCTACAGTGATAGGATCAAATAAGATATCTTCACCGCGATAAATAAGGATCAACCCTGTATTATCTGCTGTGACAGGAACCTCACCATCCGCATACATCAAGGTGCCGATGCGTGCGATCGGAACATCACGACATAACAAATAACCCTCGGGGGTAATCTCCCGTGTGCGACCCAATTGCCCAGTTGTATAGATATTTGAGCGATCTATGGTTTTTTGCTCTTTAGGTTTTTTCTTAAACATAAACCACCTTTTTTAGGCAATAAAAAACCACCTTTTTAGGTGGTCTCAAAATATTGATTTTGCTTTTAACCTAGTACAGATAAACAGAAACTTACTTCAAGGTTCTCATTATCAAAAACTACGGTAGGGTTATTGTTTGATGGATGTAAACCAGCGCTAATCAAATTACTATCAAACCAATCTTGTTTTAATTTAATCTTGATTCGCGCTGATCTTGATCCAATATTCCCAAACACAAGAAACCGATTTGGGTGAACACCTTGAACCATGATCGTAATCTGATCATCAGCTGTTAATAATTGTGGAAGTGAGATGATTTCATTAACTGGATGTTCTTCAGGTTTCTCATATTCAGTGTTATTGATTACAATCGTGTTAATAGAGCCCCACGATGTAAAGTCTGGATTTTCTTCAAATACAACACTGTTAGTTGCTCCATCACAGCTAATCAACGATTGCTGCGAATTTAAACAAAATGTCAAACTCCCATCTTCATCTACAAGAAAAGTCGGATTATCTTCAACATTAGCCGTAAAACTTGTAGCTGATTCAGGAACCAATTTTATTCGATGCGGAATATTGTCAATATTCTGAATAAACATGACTCCATCATAATCCCCTATTAATTTTCCGCTATACGTTGTCAAAACTTGACTTAATGCAGCACCAATGTTCCCTGTCGCAACTGGTGTTTCCATATCATCAACATAGATACTCCATACACCAGCAATTTGGCTGAAGCTCATTGACATTGTGGCGCCATCACAGCTAATTGACGGCGGCGTTACTCCACACTCACCCACACCTGCAATAGTATCGTTACCACCTCCAAGGCGAACGCCGTTAGCAATTGGTTGAGCGCAACTGTATTGGGGAATCACAACACCATTAACTTCATCTAAATACTTCCAAATGCCAAATTGGACTGTATCTCTAAAAATAATATCTTTCATTTTAATCCTCAGGTATGGATGGCTCTGGATAGCAACGGCAATTTATGTCACAACCTGCATGTGCTTTTCGCCCTGATCTCTTGTCAACAATTGGCGGCCTATTCCAATAGATAAATTTTCCATTCAACTCTTCATGATCTATTCGCACATCACCATCTTCACTAGTGCGCCATGTATAACCCTCAGAACCAAGATTTAAAGCTCGTGCTTGAGTGAATAGAGTTGATGCACGGCTTACTTCTGTGCGAGCAATCGTATTTGCTCTTGATCTTGTTACATGACCAGTCGCCATAATTAGACCAGCAATTTCACTGGATCGACTGCCATCGATTAAGGATCGTGTCGAAAGGTCGTGAACCCGTTGAGCAGCCTCCAGAGGTAGTGACTTAATCAAGCGTATTTGCTCATTGAGCAATTCTTGATAAATCACACCAATATCAGTATTGCGGATCTGTTCACGCATGCCACGTGATAAATCATTTGCATATATCAGCCAAGTTTTCTCATCACGTAATGCAATATCTGTAATGATTCGACCTGCAGCATTAGGAGCCCAAAACTGTAGTGTGTTTGCATATTCTTTTAAGGATGCAATCATCAAGGGGTGCACTCTTGGATCATTTGCATCAAAACCCTTAATAATTGTATCGACATAACCTGCTATCTTTCTAAGTTGCTGGCTATACCGAATCTCCATCTTTCTCGCCCTGTTTGGCGTCAGGCGGTTCATTTGATTCCTCATCAGCTAAACGCTCTCCAGGCGACGGCGGCTCTTCTTCATCTGCATCATTAATTTCCTGATCAGTGATATGAGAGAAAATTCCCGTAACCTCACTTGATTGTCGCAATTCTTTAAGAGCTGTAGAGCGTTTAATTAATCCAGATTCTTCAACCGAAATAACAGCATCAACAACACTCTTAGCCACTTCCGCTTTTTTATCGTCCCCAAGCTGCCACAATGAAGCGAACTGAAAGTCGAAAGAATCGGGTAAAGGCTTACCAACCACTGACATGGATAACACTGCATAAAGGATCTGCAACGGCGTACGTAATCGCCCCTCTTGTTGTTGATTGATATTGTCGTAATAGTTGGCAAGATCAGATTCACCTGTAGCATTAAGCCCTGCAGGTGATTGGCCAAACAAACGAACTAAAGGAATACCTGTAGCACCTGAGATCTGTTGACCAAACTGCAGCAATAAATTATCTAAGCCAGTGAAACTATATTGGTGGGTTTCAAAAGTATCCTCAGCATCCATAAGGGTCATACCCTCATTAGATTGCCATTGCCTGATCTGATTGATTTGCTTTACCAATGCATCATAAACCTTGCCACCTGTAGCAATGATCGTACGCAATCCTTTGACTTTATATGTCCGTAAATGCGCCTTGTAGACCAACTGGCCCGCACCTAATGTGGCGCTATCGAAAATCGTCAACCGATCCTCTAGACGCTCAATTACAGACTGACCCCAAAGGTTTTCCGTAATCGATTGATTGTACGGAAGCTCAACACCATCCATTCGGATTACACGGGTGTAATGGACTTTCTGGTTGCATAATCCAACAGAATCATGAATGACATCATAAAACTTAGGCATTCCATAGTGAGGTCCATATTCAGTGACAAGATCTTGCATCGAAGGCTGAACCATCCAGCGGTCTAAAACAAGCAAACCCTTGAATTGTCCCTTACTAACAGTATTGGTATTTAATGGTGTAGAAACGTTTTGACCGTCAATCAACATTACGGCGATCGTTCCACCGTAGAGTCTAGACCACTTAATCGTTTTATTAATCCGATCCCACACATGCAGACGATCCATTTCCTGGTCAATCATCTCTCCATCTTTAGGGGTGCTAAAACCCTTAATGTTACAACCCTTGCGTGTCATATCATCAGCTACAACATCAACGACTTGACCAACAACCCAAGATGTTCGATACATTGCTTCGAGTTTTAATCGATTACGGCTTAAATAATTGAAACCATAACCAGACTGATCATGTTGGTTTCCTGAACCCAAGCCAACGCGAGCGGCGAAGTTTTGGAAACTGTCCGCCGTAAATTTTAAGAGTCCCATAATTTTCTCGTATTAAAGCTTACCCCAAACACTTAAGGCTGCAATCTGCGGGTTAAAACAAATCATGACGCTATCAGCCCGATTTGGTGATGCTGTGCCATCTGGTTGCTTATTGACTAAGATCTTGCCCACGCCATTTTTGGTATACGTGGGCTGTGACAGCTCTGTAGTGAGCAATGCTAGTTCTTTAGGATTGATATGCTCACTTGATAGCGAAATGATCATGTCAGGATCATAATCACGCCCTTCCAGTGCTCTAAAAGTTTCCTGAAAACGTAAACGCAATGACCACCAAGACTGTGCTTTGAGATTTGCAAAGAAATCCTTATTAAAACGCATTTCTACCATCTGCTCATCTGGCTCATGCACTGCACCAGATCCACGGAATGGCTGAACGTCAACCTCAGATAATCCCTGCTCTCTACGTTGCTCGTTAACCACACGAGCATCACCACGACACCCAGCTCCAAGACCATCAGCATCGTAGAACATCGTATCGATTGATTGTTCGATACTAAGGTCCATAGCCTTTTGAGTCGTGCCAAAAATATCGTCGCCTTTGCCCGACCACGTATCCAAATACGTCATTACCACGCCGTGACGTGCTGCAAACGAATTTTTATCCTTACCCTCATCTGCAACATCCAAGCCACCAATACGATCACCAGTAGGCTCAATGCTAAGCTTCTTATGTGCATCTAAAGCAAGTTGCACCCATGTAGATGGGATTAAGACACCTTCGACCGATGCCGCATAGTTAATATCCACTTCTTGAGCAAGAACCACATCATCCAAAGTGGCTAGTTGCTTTTCATACCATGGGTGGATTTTCTTCCCGTTATATTCAACGGTCCAGTTCTTATCTGGATTAGCCCTCCAAGGCATAGAAAAAACGGCGTAACGACCGCTAAATCTATCTATGTGAAATCGATCACCAATCCCGTTCGGGGTAGATCCTTTGATATGTACATTCGTGTTCTGCGATATAGCAGCATCAACCGCCTCTTGTCGTTCTACGAAAGCCCACTCATCTAGAAAATACATTGTGGTACGTCCACCACGGCCAATATTATCGCCAGCCTCACCAGTGATAGTTGCACCATTATCTGGATTGATGATCCGCATATAATTATCATGCACTTTCTCAACAAAGCCCTTGGGCTTCATCCAGCTTGGCATTTTAGAAAACATGTCTCGGAATTTATGAAATAGCGTTTTAGGGTCGCCTTTCTTATCGACCAACTCCTCTTTACGACTACCAACACCACCTGCAAAGCCATCTACAAATAACCACCGATGTAAGAAATACCCAAGAACAACATAGCTCATTCCTTCATCACGGGATTTTTCAATTAAGCCATGGGTCTGCGTGTTTTCTCTTTCTAATAACCAATCGACCAGCTCAACTTGCTTAGGGCGCAACACAAAAGGAATGTTTGCAGGTAAACCAAAGGACATACCGCGCGGATCGTAAGTCCATATCCAATGATTGAACCAGTGGGCGGGATCAGTTCTACACTTATATAGTTCTGCCTGTATGCTTAGCTCGTTCTGCTCAATTACAGCCTTGTAGTAGTAACGCCGTGACATTTCAGCCACAACGTCAGGCAATCGAGTATTTATCGTCCACTGTTTAATTAATGGCGCAATCTCATCCAATGCATAAGTCATTTCTTACCTGTAAGTACTAAACGAGAAAGTTCCAACGGCGACATAGCTGCCAATTCTTCTGGTGTGAAAATGGGTATTGGTGGAACTTGAGTATTTTCCGTTTTGATCGCACCACCGCCCGCCCCAGTAATTTCAACTCGCTTCTCATAAAAACCTTTCATAATCTTTTGCATCTGGTCCACGATCTTAATTGTCATCGTAACGTTGCTTTTTTTGTTCCAAAGAAGATCACTTAAGATTTTTAACTGAACTATGTCGTTTGCCCCACTTATGTTGTGAATCGGTTGCTTGAGATATTCCCCTCTCGTTACTTCAAAAGCATCCTTGTATTCCTGTCTTAAGTCCCTGCCTGCAACTTTGGTTGGGTCGTATGCTTCCACTTGCTGCGGTGATACATCAATATTGAATTTTTCCTTGATGTCCTTAACAACTTCTGTGGGTGTCATGAACTGTGCAAGTGACCGAACTATATAGAGTTGCTCGGCTTTTTTTAGCTTTGCCATAATTCAAAATCCATCAAGGCTCATCAAGGAAACATGGCAAAAAAAATGAGCCAATCGGCTCAACTTATAACGCATGTCCCACAGCACTTGGTAATACTTAAATCTGGTACAAACGGCGCTTGCTTCGCCACTTCGACAAGCCGCTTAACGTTCTCGCTTGCACCGTGTCGTTTGACTACGCCTATGAATTCTTCAACATCGTGACCAGCTAAGAAATGCTTAGGCAATCCAGTATTATCGCTATAGATGATCTCGCCCTCACCGTCACGTTCAACACCGATATGATATAGCTCATGCTCAATCAAAGCGCAAAACTCACGATCGGAAGTTTGTTCACAAAAACTGGCATCAATGGTGATTAGGTAAACTGGTACAAAGCCAAACCAGTCTCGCATTTGTTGCTCTTGTCTTGCTTTTCGCCAACCACCAACGTTAAACATGACTTTCTCGCACTGGCCAAGCACCATTTTCTTTTTAACAGTACAAGCTTGTGATGCCCAAGCAAATGCTAGAAACTCTTCATTGTCGTGTAGTAGTTCAGCGATATGGTCATGATCTGGATTGTAGAGTTCAGCATCAACAGTGAGATAATTAGCAACTACCCAATCTTTTAAGTCTGGTGCTGGTGCTAAACGTAAGGCCTCCTCTTCCTCAGCTTGGTCTATCAAATCAGTCGGTGGAAATGGTCGGATTTGGTTCATTGAATTTCTGCCTTTTTAAACGTCTCAGGAAATTATCCGCATAACAAGCATCTATCTGTGTTGGCCCAGACTCATTGATCTTGTATCTAGCAGCTGATTCAATCCTTACAACGGTATAACCCTTTTCCCAAGCTTGATCGTATTTGTCCAAGCTCCAAGCCTTATTTTTTAACTTACCACCTCTACCACCTGACCACGGACCGCCTGATATTTCTACTAAAATTTTGTGCTCAATGATGTTAAAGTCATAGCGCCAGTGCTTTGTAGTATTAAACTGAAAAAGCGTTTCATATTTAATTTCAAAAACCTGTAACGCTTGTTCAAAATCTTCAAAAGCTTCTAAATAGTTTTGTTTGGCTTTGGGCAACGGCGTATTGCGTGGCTTGTTTTTATGTTCGCGTTTTTTGGTGAGTTGAAAATATTGATCAGCTTCCATATTTTCACCCATTAAAAAACCCACCTGTTTGAGGTGGGTTTTGATATAAGTCAAAGATTGTAGGGGATATTAGCATCCAACCGTACACTGATTATATTTTTCCTTAGCTCGCTGACGACACGTATCTCCACCACCGCCATCAGAGCATTGTTTTAGTTCTTCTTTATAGGTTGTATAGCAATCATTACAACTTCCAGCTAAAGCCAGAGTAGATATAGTAGCAATTGCAAGGGTTAGAAGCATTTTTTTCATTTTCACACCATTTTATGATTATTGTTTAACCAATTTATATTCTATAAAAAATATATACTATTTAACTTTTGTAAATACAAACGATATATACATCACAATTATATTTTATAACCTTATACTTTTACAGGCTTCCATTCAAATACCCTCACATCACGGCGACCTTTCAGCCATTCCAATTTTGCAATGGCCAAAAAAAATCGCTCATCTTGTTGAGCGATTTCTTCATCAGTTAAACCTTTTGTTGTGCAACTACCCAGATGCTTTAATTCTTGTTCAGTAGCTAGAATCTCGTTATCTATATTATTTTGACTCATAGCATCTCCAAATAAGGAAATAATAAAGCCCCCACTTCGGTGGGGCTTAAAGGTTTCGAATTCGATAGGTTTAAATATGGTGTAATTCCAACCAATCAGAATTCTAGACAATAAAAAAGCCCGCATAAGCGAGCTTTGTAAATACCTAGTGAATTTCTATAACTTTGTCCACTATAGCAGAATATACGCACTTCTTATTTAAATGACAAGTCTTTTGTCGTGCCCTGCCAAATACCAACGCCCTGCTGTAATCATGTTGTTAATTGAGCTACGACTAAGTTTAAATTCGCTATCCATTTGATCTAAAGTTAAGCCACGCACTTGCTTCTGAATGTATAGTTCAACTGCCACTTTTGCAGACTTGCAGATAGCAATTGAACCACGAATCTGTCGTAGTAGTCGCTGCACTTGTTCATACTCAAAATCAGTCATATTAAGAATGATTGTCTTGTTATTACGCGCTGGCTTTGTAGCATTCTGTTGTACAAGCCAGTAAATTTGATTGATACCCAAGTCATCTGGCTCATGCCCACCGCGCATACGATTAATTGATATGAATGCACCATATTGACTAAGCCATTCATCCAGAGTGTATTTAGACCAATCCATAACATTGTTTTTAGCAACTGCATTCATTTAATCAAACCTCTCTCACATCAATATTTAGAACCGTTTTCATTAAGTGCTTTTTGTTTCTGTAACTATCTTTCTTTCTCGTAGCTTCTGACTTCACATCTTCAACAATGTATTGACCTGTGATGATGTAGTAAGTGAAATCAGCAAAATAACGCAGTGCTGGCTTTGTCCTTTTCTCTCCCTCAAGTTTAGTTTTTGGTGCAAGTTCAAATTTAGTGTGATGCTCTAAACCGAATATCTCGCCCCGTTGTTGCATGGCTTTAAGCTCGATGTACCGCTTGTGTTCTTTCTTGCTGTCAAAAGTCATTCCGTCTAGTTCAACTTTCTGAGCATTAAACTTGTTGCGCTTAGCAGCCTTTGGTTTTTCAGACTGCTTCAAGATTTCACGGCGGTACTGTTCGACGCTCATTGATGTCATGCGGCTGCACCATCCTTGTTCAGCGCGGCATTCCAGTGCATCAATCTTGTTTCGTATGCTGCTTTCGCTGAAACTAGTTGCTTATATTCACGAATCGCTTGGGCTAGTTTTTTAATTTCCACCGCACCATCCTTATAGCCTGAATAGTAACTACCTGTTTTTTCACTGTAGTATTTGGCTTCAAAAACCACGTTATCTACTATGCGATTGGCTGCTTCTACCCCAAACCGATTTATAAATAAATGTGCGTTCATTGGCTTTGCTCCCCTGAAATATCTCGTGATTGGTAAAAGCCTCTAAGCTTTTGTTCACGCTGTAGCTTACTTAACTCGATAGAAAGCTCATGATTACGTGCTTCCAATCTTGTGTAATTACGCTGCATATAGAGGATTTGTTCTGGATCTTTTAATCGTGCTAAAGCCATCCCCAACAAATTAAACTCGTTCTGGATATTTCTTTCTGGGAAAGAAAACTCTTTAAAGCTTTGCTCAAGTGCTATGCCGCTACGGAATTTGCGACCGCTATAACCAACACAGTCTTTTTCTACAGCTAAAGCACCTTTGATATATTTGCAACGCCCACTTTCAGAAACATAGATCAACCCCCAAAGCTCAGGTAAATCATCAGGAATGATTAAATCAGATGGGCAAATGAAGTATCTCCATTTGCCAATGCCTGTTGCAGGTTCAATACGGTGAGGTTTTTTCTTGTCTGCTAAAAAATCTGAACGACTTGTTTTTGCCTCCAACAACACTGTTCCTGCGTTATATCCATTACCATGACGAATCCCAAAAACATCTGGATTCTCTCCATAACAAGCAGGTTCTGCGATAGCAAAATGACAGCCATGACCGTTAGCAGATTCTGATCTTTGTAATAATGCAGATCCAATTTCACAGAGTCGTCTATGTGTTAAATTAGTCATTAGCCTCACTCCATCACATAAACATAAGATTCAAGACATTTTGACCAATAAACCGTTTTGCCTAACTTCTGTAATTTGCGTTTTCGTTTGCTAGAAATTGGACGTTCTTTAGAGACATCAGATTCAAAACACATAAACGTTTGACCATCTTCCAAACGACCGAAAACACGGTTGTCTTCAAATCGATCAACTACGCCGTAACCAGTGAAACGTTTTCCAGAGTAGATCGTGCGTGACTCGCTAATGAAATCCACTTTCACGCGATCGCCTTTTTTAATCACAGACCACCTCCAAAAAAGCAAAGTTGGTTAGAAACTTGCTGTTGAACATAGAAATTTGCAGAATTTACAGACTCAATTCTTGACCTCATTACAGCAGCTCGCATTTCTTTGGTCGGGGGCTGATATGTGCCTTTCCAAGCTGAATCAATTCCAATGTTTCGCGCGATATTTGTTGAATCTGCTGATTCAAGTGGGAGTTTTGAGAAAATTGCTGGATTTAACATACGCAAACCATGCATCTTGACTAACGGAAAACCATCTTGATCACAAACAACGGCCATCATCTGATTAATCCGTTTCCACCATTTGTTTGTCCCTATTTCAGCAAACTCACCAGATGAGCCAAGCGCAATCCGGGAGTAATCTGATGCTAATCGTGATAAACGCTCCAATGATTCATGCATGTGGTAAACAGGTACTGCAAAATCTTTTGAAACAGGACATTCTGCAAGTAATGTATCGTTGTCGGCTTCAGTACCATCAATCACGTCAGGAATAACAATCCAGTCGCAATGTGGGTAGCGCAAGCAATCAAAAGCAAACGCATAAAATTCACTCCAATCTGTAATAGGTTTGCCCGACTTCCATGCACTAAAAGCGCCGTTATCAACTGCAAAGCTCTGGCACACATCGATTGCAACCCCAACCTGTTGTTTATGAGCAAAACTAACAAATGCATGGCCTTGTCTTACAGCCTCATAAGCTGCCGTTGCTGGTGTAATTGGTAGTCCATGGTAATGTTTCACTGAGCAGACTCCATATTCAATTCGGTAGCACGGCGACTCAGATCAACCAGATTTAATATTTCAGTTTTTAGTCGATGCTCAGCGTTATTCTGAAATGCTTTGATCACTTGGCGAACAACGAAAACTTCGTAGTGAGGACGGCGTTTAATATCTGCCAACCACACAAGATAAAATCTAATATCCGAATTTGTTAGAACGATATTCATGCTGCCGCCCCTTTGGTTTGTTTGAAACCAAGTTCGATCAGGAATGGAATGAATGGTTTTTGTTGTTCAGGATCTGAGATCAATACGGCCATACGTTTAGCTGCATCCATCCATGACTCGCCACTTTTGCAAAATGAATCTTTGAACTTAGGATGGAAAACCATTTGTTTTGCGAATGCATAGAGCTGTTTGTCAGATGCAAACTTAATAACTTCTGGTGTGCTGTTTTCAATTTGAGCTTGTTGTCCAGAATTTTTGTTTTCAGAAAAACGTTGTACTGGTGCTTTCATCTTCGCGTATTTAGCGCGAGCTTTAAGCATCCAGTCTGCAAAGAATCGAACCATCGCCTCATCAGAATGATTTCGCTCTTCATTGAAATTTTTGAAGCTAGATAATTCACGCTCAAACCAAGCAGCTTTAAAAATCTCGTTGGTATCGATTGAGTGATCGATAGAACAAATTTCTAATTTCAAATTTTCCAAAATAAACCACGTATTATTTTTATTTTGATTAGTGTGTTTTGATAGTGTGTTTTGTGTGTTAAACGCTTTAACTAGTAAAGGTAAAACGCTTTTACTAGTAGGGGTTAAACGCTTTAACCAGCATGGTTTTTCAATGTAGTTAAACGCTTTTACTAGTACGTTTGAATATTGAGGAAAATTTAAGCGCGTTTTTTTACTTTTTCTTCCACGATTAGATTTTTTCAAACGCTGGTTCAGGTAGTTAAAATCTTTAACCAGTCGACCTTTAAACGGCGTAAGTATCTGGATAAGTACAGCGCTTTTACTTGGAAAATTAATTAAGGTACCAAGGTTGTAATTGTCAGTTAATGAAAATACATTTCCATGAACTGACTGCTCATGTAGTGTTACTAAACCCACTTTAACAAGTTCATTGGTGCACTTAACCACTGTAGGGCGACTCTTTCCAGACAGTTTCTCTAATTGCGAAATAGATAGCGCATCTACTTCTTTGTTCCAACCACGTGTTTTACGATTAATAATCAAATAGATCTTGACCGCTGGATCAGAGATCTTATTCATTGCATCATCAACAAAAGCATTAGTTACTTGAAAAGAATTAGGGGTGTATTTACTCATGCTGCAACCTCCAGCATTGGTATACGGTTTCTGCTAGATCGCGTATTAGAGAATTTTGAAATAAGATCCTGGTACCCATTCAAAAGTGAATAATCTGGCTGAATACTAGTGATATCTGGCAGGGTTCGCATACTTGCATGTAATGCATATCCTGTGACCTGCTCAACCAGACACATCAATGCATACACTTGTGGGTTTTTGCTTGCGCCGTGGATGAGATCTGCAGCACTGGCCATGATGCATGTAATACAACTCAGTCGATCGTTATCCTGATACGCCCAATGTGGTTGCTGATCGGCTGCGTTTATGGTTCCAAAAACTTGGAACGTATTAAAATCATGTACTGGTAAATAGTTGTACCAATATCTGCCAGCTTTCCCATTATCTACAGCAGGCTTATATATTTCTTGCTTTGCTCGATTGTCTGACTCTTCAGCACGCAATCCCATGCAATTGATAATTCGGTCAAAGCCATTGGCCTTTGCATAACGGCGTACTTCTCGTGTAATAGGTCCGCGTTTTAAATCGCTGGTACATTGGCGGTATTTAGGTGATGGAAAGGACGGAACCTCTGGACGCTCAATAAAACGTTTAAGGACCATATCGAGAAATGACTTTTGTGCCTTGGCCACAATAAAATCTACACCAGCAGCTGCGGCTTGATTCCGTGCCAACTCCAATGCACCAGGCCATTCCATGAAACCTAAACTAGCGTGAACTACTAAAATTTGCTCCTTAGGCACAAACTCTAATAGCTTAATCATCATGGCTTGGCTATCTTTACCACCACTATGGTTAATGACAAATAAAGATGGATTAAGCCAGATGTCATCAATGATTGGAGTCATTCATCACCTTCCTTGGCCAACTGAACAAACCGACCAAACATGATGATTTTTTCACAACGATGTAGGCTTGAAATAATCATTCCAGCATCTTGATATGAAATCCTGTGATCTTTGCTTAAAGCCTCAATTAGCTCATCACGTGTTACTGCAGCATTCGCTTCGTCACGATTAATCTTACGTAAATTAGCTTTCCGAACATCTAAATAACTGTTTAGAGTTCTTAGTGCTGGCTCATGCCAGGATTGGATTATTTGAGTTTGCTTAAACTCAGGAAGTTTAGATGTATTCATGACACCTCCTTTTGAGCTACCAATGCTCTACCGAGGTGAATATGCACATCATTCGAAATGGTCTTACATTTTGGAGAAATGTTATTTTCAATGTGTTGATCATCACCAAGATCGGCTGTTAGTTGTGGCAAACGGCGTTGATTTATAAACTCAGCAACAGTCGCGTGACGAATCAGATGATTAAGTGAAAAGCTGTTATTCCCATTCAGCAACACGCCATTTTTTTGAACTTGAGTAACCGTCATCAAATGACCTGGTTTAGACTCATCAATAAAAACAACCGTGTCACCGTCTACAAAATCACTGTTGTTCGTTTGAATTGGTTTTGGTATATTTGTCATGTTCTTTGGTTCCAATAATTAATGAACACAAAAAGCTTGATGTCAGAAATCAGGCTTTTTTTATTTCTAAAATTTGTGATTCAGGGTTTACCCCAACCTTCCCAACTAAGCCCAGACTCTCCCTTTTCTTCCTATTTTTATTCGCTCTTTCAAGCATTAAGCTAACCTCATGGTAATCACCCATGATTGCTTTCTCTAAAAGGATAATTGCTTGATGTGCATAATCTTTACCGCGAACATCTGCGATAAGTCGCAATCGCTCCATCATGTCTGGGAGCATCTTCAAGCGAAGATCTTCTTTTTCAAGACTCATACGACCACCTGTTGCTCTGCTTTTTTTCCTAAAAAGAAGTTAAACAAACCCTCGTGGGTTAGTTTTTTACTGCTGGCATCAACCATTTTTTGAATGGTGTCCATGCTTGGTTTTTTGCGGCCATGAATTAAGTGGGACTCCATGTATCCATAAGAAATACTTGTTACTTCACAAAAATGGATACGTTCACTTTTTTCCAACCCACGCCAAAAATCATAAAGAGTGAGCATAAGTACACCTAGTAGGTAAATTAAATATAAATATACCTACTAGGTAAATAAAAAACAACCTGTCAGGGTATTTATTTTTTCTACCTAACAGGTAAATTATCCAATAATTAAAGGGTGGTAGATTTCATCATGGCTGAATTGCAAACAATTCATGAGATAAGACTTAGTAACACTAGAAAGCTTATGAAAGACTTGGGTATGAGCCGATCTGAATTTGCTGAAAAAATTGAAATGTCTTACAACTTGCTTAGTCAATATATTGGAAAGAACCCAACGAAAAATATTGGCGATGAAACGGCTGAAAAAATTGAACAAGCTTTCGATAAACCAAAAGGGTTTTTAGATCAATCCATGACATCGCCAACCCATGCGCCACCCAAAAATGAAGTCTATATATCACCAATAAGATTCAACCCATCTGATGAAAATAAAAACACTGTAAGAATTCCTGTACATAAAGATGTAAAAGCATCTTGTGGAGATGGTGTTGCTAATTTTTTAGAAGACATTACAGACTATCTGGATATTGACCCGCAAATATTGAAATTACTTGGGATTAAGGCAAACCCTAAAAATTTAAGAGTTATCTACTCTGCCGAATATAGCATGTGGCCTACAGTAGCTCCCGATAGTCCTTTATTTGTTGATATTTCTCCAATTGATACTGAAGCAATGATTAGTGGGGATGTTTACGTTTTTCTTCACAATAGCCTATTGCGTATGAAACGAGTTTTTATTAGCTACGGTGACGAAAGAACTGTACGCCTACAAAGTGACAACCCAGATAAGAAAAAATACCCAGATGAGGTGATTACCAGAGAACAATTAAATGAATTGCATTTTGTTGGTCGATTAGAGTCTGCACTGGTTAAACCATAAGAAACCTTACAGAAATTAATAGGAATAAAATCATGATCGGAACCCTTAATAAATCCAAAACAGCCTTATCTATTAACAAACAAGAATTTAAAGCAGCATTGTCAAAAATTGGCGATGGTATTGATAAACAAATAGCATCACTTAAAAAAGCCAAGCAAAGCTATGACGCTGCGGAAATGGCGCGCGAGGTAGTTAGTGAAGCAAATATCTTTGAAGCAATAGTTGAGGGATTTAATGAGGCTGAGGGTACTAATCTAAAGCTTGGGGACATTACTAATTTAGATCAAGCACAAGGCTGGATTGATGAGTTTTTAGAAAAGTATAAAGGCATATAAAGAACACAAATCCTTTCATGAGACAGGAAGATATGAATAAAAAACACAAACAACCCGAGCTACATGAATACAGATGCTTATCGAGTGGTGAGCAAATGGCAATACACCAGATGCTTATATCTTATGTTCGAGAGGATCATCGTTTCAATATCATAATGATGGGTACAGCTGAGCCATATAATTTAGTAAAGCTGCTAAGTGTGAATTTTGAAAATGAAGCAGCTGCAATATGGGTGCATTTCGAAACCATTACTGGTGAGAAGAAAGCATTACCGATTGATTATTTATCAAGAATTGAATTTTCAGGACAACAAGAAATTTAAAACTGTGAACCCGACACAGCCCTTTAGAACAGATCGGGTGGAGATAAATATGCAAATTGGCGTAATTGATTTAAGTCAAAAAGATAAGCCACTTTAGGTGAATTTAATTTTTCAAAACTTCCACGCAAAGGCGAATGGATTGAAGTGCTTCTTGAAGAAGATGCTTACATTTTTGAAGTTTTGACTGTTGTTTACTCAACGGATGATCATGTAGAAATTTATGTGAAACGTCTTGGAGAACTTGACGATCTTTTAGAAAATCAATTTGGTGCTCTTTCACAAGATGGCTTAGATGTGTGGACAAAACTTTAGTTTCATCTTTCTCCAAAATAATTGCAACAAACCTTTTACCAGTAATAGGCGTGTGCTTATTTAGTATAATTTTTTGACCATCTTTGGTTACACCTATCATCTCAATAAACTCCTAACCCACACTGGGTGGGTTTTCTTTTGTCTATTGAAATACAATATTTTACCTAATAAGTATAAATTAATTTATTAAATTTTACCTGACAGGTATTTACATAATTTTACCTTGCAGGTATATTTATCTCATGAACAGCAAAAAGCCCTGACAACTTCCAACGGCGACCAGGGCTTCTCACCTACATGAGGTAGATTATGGAACAAAAAACTATTCAAAGCAATTCAGCTTTCCAATTTGGAAAAGTTGTATTCAGTACATGGGCTGTGACTAGCATCACACTGTTTGGAATTGCCACTGCCATTACATCTTGCGATTACAACCTGGCTCACTCAAGTACTGCACCATACGCAAACGTGACCTCTAGTTCATATGGGGTTATGTCACTTCAACTTACTTCTGATATCACTGGTGAAGCTGTCATCAACATTGATGGTTTTAATGTCCCTGTAAAGTTCGTTTTTGATAAACACAAAGACAGTTACGGTGTGCCAGGTTCAGAGTTCACAGCGATTGAGGTTACTAATTTAGAAATTGGTCAGATCACTGATAGCAATGGTAACAACTATAAAGATTTCACCATCTTTGATGACCACCGCAATATCAATGCTCAGTTAGCTGCTTATATCGAAAAAAATAAAATGATTGAGGTGGAATCATGAGCACTCAATACACCACCCCATTCCGCGAATTTATCGCTCGTGATGACCAAGGTCGCTATCACGTTCGCTTAGGGCCTCAAACGTTTTCAACAAATTACAAGTTTACTGACATTCGTCTTGAAACTGAGAACGGCGGCACACCAGTAGATCCTGAATATTTGAAAGGTAAACCTTGGATTCTTCGCAATCTAAAGCAAGAAGTTGATAAGCAACGTACAAATGAACGTAAAGCAATGTATGCAAAAGACTGCTTTCAACGCACTCCGTACAGCCAAAACCAAAAAATCGCATATAAAAATGCACGATCTAATTAAGGAGATCTGACATGTCACAACAACAAAATCAATCTGCTGAATTAGATGTGTTGCGCACCATTCAACAGGAATTAAAGGCACCAAAAAGCAAATTCAATAAATTTGGAAATTTCCATTACCGCAGCCTTGAAGACATTCTTGAGGGTGTTAAGCCATTTTTGCTACAACATAACGCTACTCTAGTTTTGACTGATGAAGTGCAGGAAATTGGATCTGTAGTTGTTCTAACTGCTAAGGCTGTATTTACTGATGCAACTGGCAAGCAAACAGTTGTTACTGCTCATGCTGGCGTAGACATTAATAAGAAAGGCATGGATGTTGCGCAAACCTTTGGCTCTTCTAGTTCATATGCTCGGAAATACGCACTTAATGGTCTATTCCTTATTGATGATAGTCAAGATGCTGATACCGATGCTTATCAACAGCAAATAAATTCTCAAACTACAACCAATCAGCAAACCAACAAGGCTCAAAATCAACAGAATTCAAACGCTCAAAACAATCAGCGTGGGAATAATCAACAAAAACAGGCGGCAACAAAGCCTCTCGCAGATCGTTATCAAAGTGCACTGGTATCTATTCGCAATGCAAACAAACCAGCAACTTTAGATAAAGCAATCGCCACATTTAAAGGCTCAACCTTTTCAGCTGGAATTGAGAATGCCTGCCGTGCTCGCGCAGATCAAATGGGTTGGTCGAATGGCAATCCGAATAATGGCCAAAACAACAATATGCATCATTAAAGGATAAGAATATGAACAATATTTTAAATGCTCAAGAAGCTTTTGCAGCTCTTTGCCTAGGTAAGACGGTTCTATGCCGTCACATCCTTGGTGAATTTGATTCATTAGACCAATTCCCTGCAACTATCTGGGTAATGCCAGAGCACGAGTTTTGCATCAAAATTGAAACCATTGTATTAGCTGGTATAACTTTTACTAAGCCATTGGCTCTTGAGGATGTTAAACCTAATCAAGATTTATTTGTGATACAGCCTAATGGGGTAATTCATCATTATAAATTTGACAACAGCGATATGTTGGCAGACTGCATTATTAATGGATTTGCTCAACGTGATGCTGAAAATGCTGAATTGCATTTAAAAGCATTCTGTAAGTTTTTTAGCCATGATTACTTTTCTATTGAACACACAAATATTCAAATTATCGATAAAACAAATGATAGTAATCACTGGAAAATAGCCGATAACAACGAAGTACTGGATGCAAATGATGATATTTCATTAGATGATATTCTTGGGCCAGCCAGCAGCCAAGTTTTAGAAACTCTCAAGGTTGAAGAGGTAAAAACCCCTACAGCAACTATTGACTATAAACCAAAACGAACTCGCGGTAGTAAAAAGGAATCTGTATATCCACAGATTGAACACAACAAGGATCTTGTGATTGATGCGATTGCAACTTGTGTTACTGCAGAAGAAGTTAAGACCACCTGTTTTGGCTTGGAAAATAACGGCTTTAATCAGGATCAATCCGATGCTATTGATAAAGCTAAAAATGAAAAGTTGGACCAGTTGTCGCAAGAAAAGACTGCAGCTGAAAATGCTGCACATGAATTGCTTATTCAGAGTCAAGTGGAAACGCATTATGCTGAACTATCAGTTTTGTGTGATGCATTCATTACTGAAATTGATGCCGCTGTTTCTGATCAAGACTTGAAAGCAATTCGCACACGAATCAATTCAAACGGCGATTTAACAGAAGTTGAAAGTGCTGAGTTAGCAACACGCTTAAACTTAAAGAGTGCTTCATTTGAAAAAGAACAATCGACTGTTTCTTTTGAAAGTGTAGCTGCTGCAGCTGTAGCACATGCTCAAAAACTTGATGAAGAAACGCAACAAAAGAATAGTTCTGGCAAATCTAATAATGACGAATACCAGGATAAGTTGGCCACATTAAAACAACGTGTAGATGAATCAAAGACACCTACAGAAGTCAACGTAGTTGTTAAATACACGAGCGGCTGGTCAGAGGATCAACGTGCCCCTTTATTGCAGTACATGCATAAACGTCTGGAAGAGCTTCAACAGAATAAAGCTGAAGTGGCACCTTCATTGATGGTTCGTATTCAAAATGCACCCGACTTAACCGAGCTGGATGCGCTTGAAATTGATGTATCAAGTTTAGATCCAGTCATTCAGCCTGAAATGATGCGCTATATCCGCACTCGCCGACTTGAATTAGAGAAAGCCTCAACTGCTGCAATAAATGATGAGGACTTGCCATGAAATTCAAATACTCAACTATTACCCGAACACTTGAAGTGTTCGGGGGCAAGATGACTCACATTTTCGACAATGTGAATGAATCAGAAGTTACGGCACTTGTGGCCAACGCCAAGTTCAAAGAATCGGTTTGGAGAAAGTGATGGAATTTATCAAACAAGTAACCGTTAAATACAGCCACATCCAAGCCGCATTACTTTTTGCAGCAAAACAGGATGTTCGATTCTATCTTACTGGTGTTTTGGTAAAAGACGGAATGGTGGCGGCTACAAATGGCCATTGCGCTCTTATCTGTAATTCAGATGATGTAAGTGATATGGAAATTATTATTCCACGCATTGCAATTGAATCCTTGATTAAAAAACTGGGTAAAAACCCAATGCAAGACCTAATAACAATAAGTCAAATTGATAAAGAATTTTGGCTAATGGATTACATGAATGATGTTTTTGAAATGTTTAAGCCTATAGATGGTAAGTTTCCAGATATTGGCCGTGTTGATATTGCCAAGCCATCTGAAGCGCCAAATCAGTTTATTCACTGGAATCTAGATTACTTGCACATGTTCATGAAGTGCGCAAAAACACTCAAAGTTCTTTATCCAAAATTCTTTCCAACCGCACATGACAAAGCTACTTATGTTGAGCTCAATGAAGAAGTGCATGGAATTTTAATGCCAATAAGAGAGTGGTGACAGCATGAATATTAAAAAAGAAAGAGTGGCTTTTATTGATTGGGCTACAAGTAAAAATTTAAATGTTGATCATGAGACTTTGTACAACGGATCAACAAAATTTTATGCTGAAAAAACACAATTAGCTTGGGAAGCATGGTTAGAGCGGGCAAAAAAAACCGAAGGCTGCGTGGTGGTGCCTGTTCAATGCCCTGACCCTGATTTTGCAGATATGCTTTTTGATGAATTAAGAAAAAATGCGATTGGCACATTTGGTGATGACATGTTGATTCATTTTTCTAATATTGATGAGGGAAAAATTTGGGCTTTGATGATAGAAGCAGCAAGGGGTGTAAACCATGTATGACTTTGATTGCCCGCATTGTGAATATGAGCACAATATTGAAGATTGTTTGCATGAAGACTCTTTAAACAAACCAGGTGAATTTGAATACAAATGCAAATGCTGTGAAAAGCAGATCATTATTGTTGCTGAGCCAGTTATTCAATACAGCGCGAAATGTAAGGATGGTGGTGAAAATGAGTAATTTACCTAAAGCTATAAATGATGTCCTTGCTGAGCGTGAGCGTCAAATAAATAAAGAGCATTATTCAACTGAGCATGATGATGAGTATAAGGAAAATGAACTTTTAAGAGCATCTGTATGTTATGCGGAAAATGTTGTTAGACGTGGATGGGTGCATGATTCAAGTTTTAGTCCTGAAGTTTATCAATCTAAAGAAGCGCCTGATCTTTGGCCTTGGGATTTAGATTTTTGGAAACCAAAAAATCCAAGAGCTGATCTTGTGAGAGCTGCTGCTTTATTAATTGCAGAAATTGAACGATTGGATCGCAAAGAACAAAAAAGCGGATGCGGAGGGAAATCAATGAGCATAGAACAGCAAAACGAACGAATTGATATGCATGTATTGAATGCTTTGCGATATGAGCCACTGAATCATGCTGATATAGCAAAAACAACAGGTCTTGATATGGATGCAGTAAAACAGTCTGTTCAACGCTTGATACGTCAAAACTATGTTGAAGCCTGCCCCATCGGATTCCTTTTGACAGAGCTTGCTGAAGATGTGTGTTTTGGTGCGGAGGAGTGAATATGTCAGAAGTGTTATTGACTGCAAGTGATGTGCAGCGCATCTTGAGTATATCTCGCACCACCTTATATAGATATATAAATGATGGCTTATTAACCAGAATCAAATTAGGAAAAGGGAGAAATAGCAGTATACGTTTTTCCCCTGCTCAGATAGAAAGTCTAAAAGAACAAGGCGCATAATGCGCCTTTATATTTATAAGTGGTTTTAATTTTAACGGTACATTTTACGGTATATTTTATAAAATTAATTATTTTAATATTATTATTCAATATGTTAAAAACAAAGTATAATTCCCGCTGAGCGCACCAGATTTGTTTTTCATTTCTTCTCAATTCATATCAAAACCATTGCAATACAATAACTATTAATTCAAGTTTATTATCACAACTTCTCATGCTTTCTCATCAGTTCACATAAAAAAAAATGATGAAAAAACATTACTAAAGCTTGCTGATAGCAATGATTTGTACCTGATTATTGATAAAAATAGCAGCACTTACTGGCGCTTTGACTATACAAGACCAATTACTCGAAAAAGAAACAGCATGTCCTTTGGCATCTACCCTGATGTTTCATTAGCTGATGTAAGAGAAAAGCGTGCTGAATGCAAAAAGCTGATTACTCAGAACATCGCCCCTTCTACTGAAAAGAAATGCGATGTGGAAGTCTCCTGTAATTTCAGCACACATCAATTTGCTCCAATAAAAACCCACTCGATTGAGTGGGTTCTGTTTAGTAGGATAAAAAAATCATACTTCTAAAGCATCAATTTGATGAATATTTCTGGTCAAAAATATGTCTTAGCACTTCCTCTTCTTCAGATGAACTAGGATATTCATTAGATCTATCATATTCTTTCATTCTCATTTCATGATCAAATCTTTCTGACTCACGTCTAGCTTCTTCATTTTCAACTTTTCGCTGTTGATCTTTTCTGGCTTTCTCAGCCGCTTCTTGTGCCAACTTTTCTCGATGATCCACCTCTAATTGAGCCATTTTTTGCATGTATTGTTGAAATTGCTGTTGTTCTTCTTGCTCCCTTTTCAATCTATCATGATTAGATTTCCAAACAATTCCAGACATCAAAGGTAAAATAAGCATCAGAATAAGGTAAGTTTTATTCATTAATTTACTATCCAATTTAGATATTTTTAATGAAATTAAATCTCTAAATTTAATTCACTTCAAAATACTTCTTACATCCAGCCAGCTATTCCTTAGATACAGGTGGCTCATGAGGGTTTTCTATATTAGCCAAATACAATCTTCAACTCGTTTAAATCCATTGTCAGATGGATAAGAATAACCATAATACCCATCTACGTTAATCTCCCCTAAAAATAAGAAATTCTTATGATCTACCCTGTTATTCAATCGTTCCATTTTTGACACATCATAAACCTATTTTTCTACTTGGTTTATTTTTTTATATCGCTCAAAATACCCATTCTATTTAACAACGTGAGACGTTCATGACTGATGCTTTGGTGTTGAGCGATTTGTCCAAAACTTATCGTAATGGTTTTCAGGCGTTAAAAGGTATTGATTTAACCGTACCTGAAGGTGAATTTTACGCATTATTAGGCCCTAATGGTGCAGGTAAATCGACAACGATCAGTATCATTAGCTCCTTAACCAAAAAAACATCGGGTACAGTGGAAATTTTTGGGCATAACTTAGATACCCATCCATCCCACGCAAAACAATGTCTTGGTGTTGTTCCACAAGAATTTAACTTTGGACAATTCGAAAAAACCTTCGATATTCTAGTGACCCAAGCAGGTTATTATGGCATTCCCAAAAAACTCGCAGAACAACGAGCTGAGTTCTATTTAGAAAAACTCGGTTTATGGGAAAAACGTAATATTCAATCACGTATGCTTTCAGGTGGTATGAAACGCCGCCTAATGATTGCACGTGCCATGATGCATGAACCTAAGTTGCTTATATTGGATGAGCCAACTGCGGGTGTAGACATTGAGTTACGTCGTTCAATGTGGGATTTTCTCACCGAAATGAATGAAAACGGTACGTCTATTATTCTAACGACTCACTATTTAGAAGAAGCAGAAATGCTGTGCCGTCGTATCGCGATTATTGATCGTGGTGTGATTAAAGAAGATACCACCATGAAAGGTTTCCTCAATCAACTCAATGAAGAGTCTTTCATTTGTGATCTGGCTGAACCGATTGAAACACTGCAACTCGATATTCTTGGGTTCACGTTTAATCTAATTGATCCAGTGACTTTAGAAATCACCATGGACAAAGCACATAGCATGAATGACCTGTTCTTATTGCTACAATCGCAAAATATCCAAGTCAGCAGTATGCGTAATAAATCCAATCGTTTGGAAGAATTGTTCGTGAAAATGGTCGAGAAGAATCTTGCAGGAGCGAATCAATGAATTTCAGTCAATTAAAAACTGCACTTTGGACGTTGGTTGTTAAAGAAATTCGTCGTTTTATGCGAATTTGGCCACAAACTTTGTTACCACCTGCCATCACTATGAGCTTGTACTTTGTGATTTTTGGTAATTTAGTTGGCTCTCGTATTGGTGAAATGGGCGGCTTTAGCTACATGCAATTTATTGTGCCTGGTTTAATCATGATGGCAGTCATTACGAATAGTTATGCCAACGTTTCATCCAGTTTTT